GAATATCAGTAGAATCTTTAGAGCAAATGCTGAGGGTGAAGAGCCATCAGAAATTAGACCTACTGTATTATTAGATTTAAAATTTAATGGTGTAACATATAAAGATGTTGAGGTAGGTTTAGATAGTAGACCTAGAGCTCACTCAGACTTATTAATAAATAGAGAAGTTATGAGAAGAATGAATATTAGTGTTAACCCTAATAGAACATTTGTGTTGAGTAAAAGAATTAGACCAGTTGAGAAAAGCCTTGACAAAAGCGACAAAGAATGATATATTAAATAATTAAGGAGATATTATGTCAGACGTGAAAATAATTAGACTAATAACAGGTGAAGATGTTATTTCTAAACAAGAACCAGATAATGGCGATGGTATTGTTTTAACTAAACCTTTTGTTATCATACCTACACAGGCAGCACCAGGCAAACCTGTACAATTAATGATGACACCTTATTCACCTTATAGTAAAGAACCTACAGTAACAATCAAAAAAGATAAAGTGGTTTCGATAGTAGAACCTAAAGATGATATTTTAAAATCATATCAGGCAAATACTAGCTCGATAATTCAAGCAGATAAAAGTTTAATAACAGAAAATAAACTACCTAAACTTTAAGTGATTACAGTATATTTTGTAAGAGACGGCTCTAAAATTAGAGTTGATGTTCCTGAAAACACGACTCTTATGGAAGCAGCTAAACAAAGTCATGTGCCTATACATGAGATACCTGCTGATTGTGGAGGCTCTTGTGCTTGTTGTACATGTCATATTCATTTAACAGATCCTTGGCTTGACAAACTAGGTAAAGTAGATTATAATACAACAGAAACAGCGTTATTAGAATATGAAAAAAACTATGTCGAAGGTAGAAGTAGACTAGCATGTCAGATACAATTAAAACCTGAACATGACGGACTAATTGTGAATTTATTAAAACATGAACTTTTATAAAAATGTAATTGAACATCACGGCAAGTTACTTGTTCGTGGCATTAAAGACGGTAAAGACTATAAAGAAAAAATAGATTATAGTCCTACTCTATATGCTATGACACAAGAACAAACTCAATACAAAACTTTACAAGGTCAGTATTTAAAACCTATCACTTTTGGTAGTATCAAAAAAGCAAGAGACTTTAAAAGACATTACAATACAGATAACGCACCGATCTATGGCATGGATCGTTATCACTATCAATATATTTCTGATAAACATCCTAACGAAGTTGAATTTAGTAAAGACGCAATAAAAATATTTACTTTAGATATTGAGTGTAGTTGTGAAAATGGTTTTCCAGATGTAGAAAATCCTATTGAAGAAATACTTTGTATCACTATTAAAAATCAATCTAATAAACAAATTATTACATGGGGCACAGGCGACTTTGAAACAAAAAGAAAAGATGTTTATTATATTAGATGTAATTCTGAAAAACAACTTATCATGGAGTTTATGAAGTTTTGGCTAAAGAATTATCCAGATGTTATTACAGGCTGGAATACTAAGTTTTTTGATTTACCTTATCTAGTTAATAGAATTAGAATGTTAACAGATGAAAAAGTTATTAAAAGATTATCGCCGTGGAATCTTATAGAACGAGAAGAAATATCTAGTTGGGGCAGAAATCAAACTGTTTATCATTTATATGGTATTGTTATGTTAGACTATATGGATTTGTATAGAAAGTTTATACCAGTCAGACCAGAAAGTTATAAACTAAACTATATCGGTAAAGTAGAATTAGGTGAAGTTAAAGATGATAATCCTTATGAAACATTTAAAGAATGGTATACAAAAGACTTTCAATCATTTGTTGATTATAATATACAAGACGTTGAGATTGTTGATAAGTTAGAAGATAAACTAAAACTTATTGAATTAATATTGACAATGGCATATGAAGCAAAAATTAATTATGATGATGTATTTTCACAAGTTAGATTTTGGGATACTATAATCTATAATCATCTAAGAAAAAAGAATATTGTCATACCACCTAAAGAAGATAACATAAAAGAATTTAAATATGACGGCGCTTATGTAAAAGAGCCGTTAGTAGGTTTACATAAATGGGTTGTGTCATTTGATATAAACTCTCTATATCCTCATCTAATAATGCAATATAATATTTCGCCAGAAAAAATCATAGGTATAAAAAGTAGTGGTATAAATGTTGAAAAACTTTTAAGTCACGCTACACCTTTAACACATTTAAAAACTGAAGGTGCTACTATAACTCCTAACGGTGCCATGTTCAAAACAGATAGTCAAGGCTTCTTGCCTGAGATTATGGAAAAAATGTATGGTGATCGTGTTGTTTTTAAAAAGAAGATGATGGAGGCAAAGACAGAATATAATAAAACAAAAGATCCTAAACTACTAAAAGAAATTAGTAGATGTCATAATATTCAGTATTCTAAAAAGATAGGTTTAAACAGTGCTTACGGTGCTGTAGGTAATCAGTATTTTAGATATTATGATGTAAGACAGGCAAGTGCCATAACAACGGCAGGTCAGTTTGTAATTAGATATGTAGAACAATCTGTAAATAAGTTTATGAATGATATATTGAAAACACATGATAAGATAGATTATGTTGTTGCGTCTGATACAGATTCAATCTATCTAACACTAGATAAATTAGTTGATAAAGTTTGTCAAGGTAAAACAAAAGAACAAATAATAAATTTTATAGACAAAGTTGTAGATAGTAAGATAGAACCATTTATAGAAAAATGTTTTAATGAAGTTGCTGAATATACAAATGCTTTTCAACAAAAAATGGTTATGAAACGAGAAGTCATAGCTGACAAAGGTATATGGACTGCTAAGAAAAGATATATTCTTAATGTGTTAGATGAAGAAGGTATTAGATTAGAAAAACCTAAACTAAAGATTATGGGCATTGAAGCAGTTAGATCATCAACACCTGAAGTATGTCGAGGTAAGATTAAAGAATGTATTAATATGATTATGACTAAAGAAGAGGTAGATGTACAAAAGTTTATATCTGATTTTAAAAAAGAATTTTTTACAATGAAAGCCGAACAAATATCTTTTCCTAGAAGTTGTAATAATATAAGAAAATATAGAGATAGTAATAATGTGTTTATAAAAGGCACACCTATTCATGTCAAAGGCGCCTTGATATATAATCATCAAATAAAAGAAAAGAATTTAGATTATAAGTATCCTTATATTAATGATGGTGATAAAATTAAATTTGTTAAATTATTAGAAGCAAATCCGTTTAAGTTTGATGTTATAAGTTATGTGACTAAGTTACCTACTGAATTTAATTTAGAGAAGTTTATTGATTATGAAACTCAGTTTGAGAAAACATTTATTGATCCTATTAGTTTCATACTTAACTCTATCGGCTGGTCAGCAGAAAAGAAAGCAACACTAGAAAGTTTTTTTGAATGAGATTACTACCATTATTTTCAAAAGTCTTTTATGAGACAATGTTAGATTTTTCAGATGACGATTTAAATATGTTTAAGTCTGTTGTAGATACTTATGAAATAGAAAGATCAGGTACAAAGACCGATACCAGTTACAATAGTTTATCAACTAAAACAAAAGAACTATTTAAAAATCCTGCGTTTACAGAATTAGTAAAAGAAATTAATAATGAGTTTATGTTGTTTCAAAATGAGTATATGAAATATACAAATAATAATTTTGAAATAACTACCTCGTGGGCAACAATAACAAAACCTAAACAAGAGTCTAATTTTCATAATCATTTTAATAGTATGTACAGTGGTGTATTTTATATAAACACACCTGATAATTCAGGTAATATAATATTTGAAGACTTTAGAGATAAAAGATATAACTTAGAACCGAATGAATATAATGATTATAATTCACATGCTTATGTGTTTGAACCTAAACCTGGCATGTTGATATTATTTCCTAGTGAAATACATCATAAGATTTTAAAAAATAACTCAAACGAAGATAGATACTCAATAGCGTTTAATATGATACCAAAAGGAGATATAGGACATGCTGGAAGCGATTCTTATTTTAGGCATTAGTTTACATTGGGGATTTGCTACAGGTGGTATACTTGCCATGAAAAC